AACAATTTAATCATTAAATGTAAAAATTGTTCTCAAGAGGTACACTATCTTCAAGAATCCGAAAAAGGGATGGGGTATATTGAATGTCCAAAATGCAAATGTTCAATAGATCAAGAGGGTAATGTGCTTACTAGACCGGCTGTTACAATAGTTATTCAAGAATGCATAAATAAATCTTTAGAAGAACATAAATCACTGCACGCATTTTTCGAAAAAGAAAACTTTGACAATTATTATGATTTTCAGAATTATTATGATAGACACGAAAAAATAGTCAAAAATCTCGAATCTTTAAATTCATATCATCAGCCTAGTGGCGATTTTTTAGACGATTATTATAAATTTATAAGACAAGAAATAATTAAAGATGAAACTATTGATATGGATGAAATATTGGAAAGTATTAAGAGTATTAAATTAAAAGATGTATTCATTTATAAAAGCAAAAATAATAATTTTATTATAAACGCTACGAAAGATGAATTTGATAAGACGCATTTCTTGAAACTCGCTGTTTTTAAAGCATTACGTTCAATCCCGCGTAATTATTGGGGTGCATTTAAATTTTTACCTAATCAAGCTGATTCAGATGATAGAATTATAGAAAGATCAGTTTATGAACTTAGTTGTATGCGCATCAATGATTTTAACAAAACGCTCGGTTCGGTTTATGTGCAAAACGAAGATTTTATAAAAGCTTCTTGGGCACTTAGGAAGCAAAAATTAAAACAGGCGCAATCGTCATTCGAGGATGATTCAGTTGCACTTAATAATTTTTTCTTGCAGTTGTTTCAGGATCGTTATGTGATAAATGATGCAAATTTGATTAGTTCTGATTTCAGTGAGAAAGATTTTCCTGTGTATGTGACTAAATTAATCAATGGAGTTGAATGTGAAATTCATAAAGATGATGCGAATGTTGTTATCTATACCAATGATGGTAAAGAAATGCAAGCGACGCAGCAATTAACCGATGCAATAAAAGAACTCTCAGTAAAACAGGCAGTGTTAACAGCGACCTTAGATATGTTTGATGAAAATAAACATGAGACAATTTGCCATATAAACGATATTTTATATTGTGAAAAAGACATACACAAGATAAATTTCTTCGAGAGAAAGAAGATTTTAGATACTTTAAACATTAAAAAATCTTCTTTTGAAGCACTCGATACACAATATGCACTTAATAAAAGTCCTTATATTTTATGTAAGAAACAATCTGAATTAAAAAAAGCAATAGAACTTCTTGCAAAGATTAAAGATTGCTGTGGAGTAACTATACGTACTAATATGCAATATAGTTTAAAGTATCAACAGCCTGGCATTTTTGCATATGCGTTTATGCAGAAGGATTTGAAACATTCATGTGGTGATGGCACTGTTGGACGAACTATAAATCCTACATTTATGCTGTGTGATTTCTTGAACTGTGAAGTGAAAGATGTTTATAAGAATGTCGTACGCATTAGCGGCGTAGAATCTGGAAATGTATTCAATGCTATACAAGAATTGACGAAAAAATTCACTCTGATAGAAACGCGTAATTTCGATGGTTATGAAGTTCCGCCTATCTATAAAGAAATACGATTGAAAAAGAATATGTCAAGGGTATTTTTAATAGAAGGTATGCGTTTTTATTATGATGACATCAAAAGTGCACCATTAGTGATAGAATATTCTCCGTCATGGGGAGGATATATAATTAAATTCATCACGCATGTCAATGAGCAAGAATTCAATTCGCAGTTGATAAAGCATATAATGCTATATGCGCAAGAAAACAATTTTTTGAGAAATGAGAAATTTTCAGTATCTGGAGATTTTCTTGATGATCAGACAGTTGATTGGGAAGATCTGAAATTAAGCGCTTCAGTTAAAGACAGGTTGAAGAAGCTAGAATCATTAATCGCTAAAAATGATCCCTCACTTGATTCGCGCGGTTTGATTTTTATAGGTCCTCCTGGTTGTGGAAAGACACTCACCGGAAAGTTACTTTCAAAGATGGCATCAACGTTTATCTGGGTTACTGCTAAAGATTGTTCAGATATGGGGCCTTCGTATGCATTTTCAGAAGCTTTCTCTCTAGCAAGGTGTTTGCGTCCGACAATATTATTTATGGAAGACATCGATTCTTATATCGAATATGGTATGATCGACTTGTTAAAAACTGAACTAGATGGTATGAAACTTAACAATGGTGTATTCACGATATTAACCTCAAATTTTCCAGAAAAACTTCCAGAAGCGTTGATTGATCGACCTGGAAGATTTCACGATATTATCCAATTTGCGCTTCCAGATAAAGAGATTAGAAAAGAGATGGTGCTCCATTTTTTGAAAGATAAAATTGAAGACAATATTTTAGATTCAGTACTAAAGCAGACTGAAGGTTTTTCTGGAGCACATATGAAAGAGATATGTAGATTTGCGCAAATTATACAAAAAGAAGACAATTTAGGTATTGCGCAAGCGCTATTGGAATCATTAAAAAAACTTTTAGAACAACGTAAATTGATCAATGATTTAAGAAACAAAAATAGTATATAGAGGAGGTGAAGTTGAAGTGTCCGAAAAACACAAAGATTTAGGTGTATCGTTCGAATGCCCACTTGATATTACTAAATCGTATGAAGATGACGAAAAATGGTATATAGAAGGATACGCTGGGAGTACAGAACTTGATTTAGTAGGTGACATGATTACTGAAGATGCGTTCAAAAAATCTGAAAAGGATTTATTGAATAATTCTACAGTTTTATATAATCATGATCCTGAGCAATCGATAGGAAAAGTAGAAGACGTAAAGGCGTCTAAAGAAGGATTGTGGGTAAAAGTATTGATTAGCCAAACAGTGCCAGATATTTGGCAGAAGGTTAAAGAAGGTGTGCTAAATAAATTTAGCATCAGAGGGAGAGTTGTAAATGCAGTAAAAAGATTTATGAAGGAGTTGAATAAGATTGTTAATATAATAAACGAGTTATACTTAATTGAGGCGTCTCTAGTTACATTGCCTGCTAACCCTGAAGCAAAAGCGCTTCGCTGGTATATCTCAAAATCATTACAAGACTTTGAATCGAAAGGAGGTGAGATTCCGGACGAAAACGATATCAACATCGTTTCTAAAGGAATAACTATGGCAGATATTAATGAGTTATTTAAACAGATAGCCGATAAGTTGGTAGCAGACGAGGACAAAAGTATTCTCGAATCTCTTAAATCTGAGGTTGAGAAGAAATTCAGCGCGATTTTGAAGAAAAAATCCGGTGAAGATTGGACACAAGCAGAAATTAATACGCTTGAACAGTCTGTTACAGATTTACAGGCTAGTTTAGACATAGAGAAACAGAAGAATGTGAAGAAACCTATGTCTGGAATGAATGATGAAGAGATGAAAGAAGTTATAGCTTTGGCAGATGAGATTCGTAAACAGCATGTTGATAAATATCCATATCCGTCAGATATCACGAAGACGGAAGTCAGTTTGAAGAAAGCATCTGGTGAAGCGTATACGCAGGAAGAAATTGACGTTCTAGTGAAAGATTTAGATGATGTAAAAGCGAAATTTATCGCTTTAGAAAAAGAATTGAATGGTCTTAAGATCGATAAAGAAGTCGAAAAGCGTTGGGAAACGATTAAAAAAGACTATGATGAAAATGATGCTTCAACAATCAAAGCTATTCTCAAAAAATCTGTTTCTGGTACTGCAAATGCAGATGATACAGAAGCATTGGTGACAAAGAAATTACAACCAAGCGCATTGAGAATTAGTAGTCAAGAGATTGAAGCAAAGGAAATGACGGAAGAACGTAAAAAACATTTAATCAACATCGGTGGTATTAAAGTTAAAAAGCAAGAATAATTATTAGGAGGTGAATATTAAATGGATGTTAATTTATTAGAAACTCACATAGGAGTTCAGCTTGCTTCTGGTGTGTCTGTTGGTCCCGGTACGTTAATCAATCTTTATTCTGGTTCAGGTGTTACTAGTGGTTCTCTGACAGGAAAATTAGCAGATCATGGTGACAGTGCATGGGCCCATGGTTTTGCATTAACGAGTGGTTCGGGAACTAAAGTCGCAGGAATTGCGCAGAGAGTGAGAATTGATCGAGTAGGTAGAGTTACTAACGTAAGTTATTTAACAATGAGTCCAGGGCAGTCAGTCTATCTTGGTGAAGATGGTAAATATGCGATTTCAGGAACACAGAAAGTCGGATTTGCTGTTGGAACCAATGATCTTTTTGTAGATTTAGACATGCAACTTGGTGCTTAATATTTAAAAGGAGGTGACACAAGAAATGGCAGATATATCTCGTGGTTTTACTACGACAGATGGTATAGACTTGAATGAAGTGCTATATAATACTGTTCTTCCGATTGTAGATTTATACAATCAAGAAGAAGAACTGGATTTGAGAGCGCTTCTTTGCACAGATTGGGACGAAAGCTACATCAAGTTCGATGCGACTGGACAATGGAAATTCCAGAAGTTAGGCGAATCTGAAAAACCAACCTCAAAGAAAAAAGTTTGGGGCAAGACTCA